AATTTTTATACAACGACTGAGCTTTTTCCGCGATTAGTTTTAACGGACTGTTCTTTAAAGCGCCCAAAACTGCTCCTCCAACTCCGCCCGCAACTCTTAACGGAGCTTCAATTGCCGCAGAGCCTAGTCCCATTAGCGCCGCGTTTTTTAATTTGTCTTCATCAGACGCTATGCCTTCATAGCCTGCCGCTAGCGCTGAATTTCTTGCAATGCTAGGGATTGTCTTGCTTGACCCTAAATAATTCGCTAGAGACGCTGCGCGAGGGCCTATTTTTCCAGCTGATCCGATTAATGTTTTAATAGCCGGGGCGCCTAAGGCAGTTGAGAGCAAAAAGTCTAATCCTGATCCGAATGCTCCTCCAGTTTTGTACGCGATGTCATTTTGCTCTGGTCTTCTTTCTACTTTCATCCCTTTCGCCCAGCTCATGCCCGGTAGAATGCCAATGGCATTTGCAAAAAAGTTTCGCATCTCATCTCCAGCTCCGAGTGTTGCCAAGACTTGCGGAGAATTTACAATCTTGTTCAAAAGAGTTTGACGTACTTTTGGGCCGGAATCTGGGATAAAACCGAGGTCTTCTTCTGGCGTATCGTCTGGGATAAAATCTATCATGTTTAAACCTTTTCATATCCTTTTTCCAAAGCTTCTCGCAGGTTTGCTTCAGAGATTGTTCCGGATTTTCCGTTCGGTCCGATAACCTTTACTCTTTTTTGCCCTTGATCTCTCGGGGTCAAATAGTCAACTTTCGTATAGTCCGGATAATCTCCGTGCTTCTTTTTTTGAATTCGTTCATAAACTCCTTGGACTTTTGGCTCGGCCGCGCTTTGAGCGGCTTTGCCTTGTTGGTAAAGCATCTTAACACTTCGATTGAACAATTTTTTTGCTGTTTCTGGGCTGAGTTCATCGGCGTGCTCAATCGCATATAGAAGATTTCTCATTTCCTCTCTCTGTTCGTTGGTTGCGCCGAGCCCCTCTTGTTTTTTTATCATATTTACTATTGAAGTTACGAAGTCATTCTTCGCCCATTTGTACAAGTCGTAGTCTTTTTGAGAGAAGCCTGCCATTTCTTCTCCAGCTTCAATTTTTCTCTTTATCTCTTTTGGCAAAGATGCGAATTTGTCAAAATATCGATTTATATCTTCCGAATGAGCGGCCTGGTTCTCAATTAACCAGTCTTCAAGAGCGATTGCTCCTTCTGCTTTCATTCTGGTGTTTGTCGTTACAGCTCTTTTGTTCAAGTCATACTGAGTGTTCAGAGCCATATCTTCTGATTGTTCTTTTGACGACGCAAATTTTTGAGTTGATTCGGTGACAGGTTGTTCAATATCTTTTGAGATTTTCGCGTCTTCTTTTAATCTTTCTTGATTTTTTTGTTCTTTCGCTGGAGGTTGATAACCAGGGATTAAATCTGAAATAGATTTTGTTATCAAATCTTGCATGTCTCCTTCATTTCCGGCCTGTTCTCCGGATCCTTTTTCGCTTACAAGTTGATTCGCCATCTCATCTACTAATGAGTTATACTGTTCTTGATTATTTGCAATATATTGTTGACCTTGATCTTTCATCAAAGATAACATCTTAGACAGTTCGTATGCTTTTCCAAACCTAGATGTTTTTCGTTGAGATTCTTGCGAGTCTAGAAGAGCTCTCAACGGAGACAATCTATTTTGTATTTCTTTCCCTACAACGTTTGCTTCGGCTTGGCGTCCGGCAAAAGGTAACTCGGCTTGAGCTCGTTGATTCTCGATTTGCGTCCGAAGAATTTGGGACTTTTGATCTTCGTCTAAATTTTCGCTAGTGATTGTTTGAATCAAGGCTTCTGCTTTTGCTTTTTGGTCCCAATACGGTTGCTCAGTTTGAGCCTTCTGGTTTTGGAGTTGCCCTTGCAAGACTTGATTGCGCAAAAGATCTCCGAGATATCTGTTTCGAACACTGTTCTCAACACCTTGTTGCGCGCCCTGCAATCCTGAAATTAAAGGACTTCTACTTATATCAAAATCTGGTAAAACCATATACTACCCTTAAAATCCAAGCAACAAAGAAGAAACCATATCTCCTGCTGTTCCTCCAAGGAAGGAGTTTGCCTCTTGGTTTTGCAGAGCTTCTTTCCATGCCATGTTCCCTTGGGTTCCAAGCAATGATGCTAAATCTTCTGCCAATGTTCCGGAAGCCTTAAAGCCCATTTCGTTTAACCCGCTTAGTCCGTTAAGACCTGTTTGATAAAGACCCAATTGTTGGGAAAGATAGTTATAAAAATCTTGGTTAGACAAATTTGTTGCAATAGATGCTGAGTTTTGTTGGGCTTGAGGCGTTCCGGCCATCCCACCTGCCGATGCGGCTTGATTCGCTGCTTGCGTTCCTTGGTTCAGCTGCCATTGATATCCTGGAGATTGCTGAAAATTCTGCCCAAGCTTTGAAAGCATTTGAGACGGATTCGAAACAAGATTGTTATATTGGGTATTGAGCGTGCCTAAAGCCTGAGTTCCGGTGTTAACATAAGGATTGTAGTAAGATTTCAACGTGTCAGGAATCTTGTTTAAATATTTGTTTGCCTCGTCTGATGCATCCGAAGAAAGCATATATCCAAGGTATGCCCCAACATTCCCTAACCCAGATGATGAACTTTTGTACAAAGATGACGAATTGTTCGTTGAGTTTTGCATATCATTCGACCTTTATCGTTTTGATTTCACCGTTTATGTTAACTTTTAGCGCATGGTTTGTTTTGTCGTAAAACGTTGCGCCGAGAGAGTTCTCTCCTGTAAATTTATCTATGTCTTCTGAGGCCTGTTGAGGGAAAACAACGCCAGAGTCGTTTGATGCGTTTTGTTGCAACTCTGAAAACAATTGATTTAACGTGTTTTTCCACACATCTGTTAACTTTCCTTCCTTGTCTACCATCTCAGTATCGATAAAATTAGGTATATTCATTGTTGTACACTCACAGTTCCATCGCTGATGACAAAACGGCCAAAGCCCCAGAATCTAAATTGAGGTATAAAGTCGTTACCCCACCCTAACTGATAGTAGCTGAATCTGTTTCTTCTGTACGTTTTTTTGTTCAAATTTTTACCAAGTGAATTTCCGAAACTTTCTCCTCCATCCTTTGACATAGAGAGATCAATCCTTGGCATTTCTGGATTTTCCAAGACAAACGTTTGATTCATCGTGTCTAATTCCAGATTTAGTGGAAATCCATCTTCTTGCAACAAAGGCGATCCATCCTCTAACAAAATTGAATACATATCTTGCTGTTGAGAAGGGAAATCAATCATTCCTTGCTCTAACGTGAATGTTAATCTCGGAACCGAAAAAAAAGATGAATCTGGGAATCTTATACTTTCGCAAATCCTAATTCTTGGGATCTCTTGCCCATCGCAATCGGTATAACTTGGGTCGAGGGAATATAAACACCCATCATTAAGACTTACGAAAACATAAGATTTATTAAAAAAAACCAATGATCTCACCGGATGATAATTCATGTCCGGATCTGTCAAATTGAACAACATGTCTGTTGTAAAATCGTAAACAAATGAGAAGTTATCTTTGTAAAACGAGACTTGATAGAGCAGATGACCATCTTGTTTGAACAAAAAACCACAACTCTTCTCAGGATACGACAGTTGGGACAACTTAAAGTTAATTCCATCTTTTGTTATTTGTTTTATCGTTCCTCCATCGCTAACCATTAATGCTGGGCCAGACTTTTCGTTCGTTCCGATCCATGCAACGAAGGTATCTGAACTTGCAATTGTTGCCGGAGAAAGACACCCATAATCTATATTGAAAGCTCCAGTTCGTTTATAGGGAAACAATGTGTTCCCAACATCGACCCATAGCTCAGTCACTTTTTGACCGAAGATTAAGAGATTGCTACCCTTTCCAGGAATGCGAACGCAAGCCATTGTTACATCAGGCTTAGATTGAAATCCTCCAACATGTTGAGTGTCGTAAGTCCAAGTTAGTCCGTCATTGAGCCCGGAAAGCCTCCATTGATGGGCTTCGCTTACCGTCGCAATAAAATATCCATCTTGAAAACAAACGTATCCAGGGATGAAATCTAGTTCAGCCTTCTGAAACGTACTGTATTCATAATTGTAAATCCAAATGTCTTTCTTATCGCAAATGGCGATTTCAGAGTTGTTGTTTTCGTCGACAAAAACATCTCCAGCCGTTGTTTCCAATGTCCCTAATTTGACAAAATTGTAATTTGTATCGACGAGATATACTGTGTTGTAAATAACAACGATTAATTTTTCCAATGCAGAACTCAAAAAACAACAACGTCCTTTACCAGCTGAAGTTATTTCGACGATCTTTTTATATCCGGAATAAGGAACCAACCATCCGTCAGAAATGATCATGTTATAGGTTTTTGCGGACGAAATTTTTGGATATCTACCAAAAGTAGAAGATCCTGTGAGTTTCAATTCCAGTTCTTGCGCATTAGCTGAATGCCCTCTCATTACTCTCCTCTCCAGCCTTTCCCAATATTAATGTCACCATAATTAAAATATAGGGTTGCGCCCATCGTTGAAATGGTCTTAATCGAAAGATCCATCTCGCTCATGTTAGATCGAATTTGCAATTCTAGAGATTTAAGCCTGTTTTTTGCTTGAGTAGGGAAGGTTGCGTTTATTTCATCACAAATAAATTCAGCCAACGCATATCGGAGATACGTTAAATAGACTCGGTCATATGTCAAAGACATATCAGTATTAAGAGTCACATTTGATAAGGCAAATTTCCCCCAAAGTTTCATTGGATAGATGTCTCCAGGAGAAAAATATAGATAGATATTTGTTCCTCCAAGGACTCTCTCGGCCCTAAATTTTACAGGTAATGCATTAATACCATCAATTCTTCCTCCTCCGAAATAATCATATCTTGTCGATTTTATCGAAGGAAATCTTGCTGAATCAATGTTGAACGTCAAAAATTCGGTAGAAACCAAGTTTTGGACAAAATACATTTCTTGGCCAATAACGCTATTGAAATCATATTCCTTGAAATAGCTGATTAGTCCCTGGTCTGCGACTTTCATTTCTAATAAGTCATTCAGCAGGCTCAAGCCTATTGCAATATCGTCTTTTGTTGGTTCTTCAGCACCTCTCGAGATCTTGTTTGAGAGATATAGGCTTTGAATGATTAATTCACGAGCTGTATAGGCCATATTAGTTGTTCACTTGCCAATGAAATGAGGATTTTTCGATGGTTATAGAATTTGACCCCGGAGCAAAAGTTCCTGCGCTCGTTGTGCTAACGATAGTGATCGCGCCGGCAGAAGATACTTTAAATCTAGCCCAAACATAGGTAGATGAAAAATAGAGCATCACCGGGAACGATCTATCTGTTGTTGGGTAAAATCTACTTGGGATCGTTGTTACAACTGCAATTGAAGTAGTCGATGCATTTCCAGTCATTGAAGCTAAGGTCGGAAAATCGCAAAAGCATATCTGGCCAATTTGGTGGAAATTTAAATAAATAGTGTATGTGCTACTCGCAAAAGGGCCTGTGAGATAAGAAGAAAACGAGGTTGCTCCTTCGTATCTGTTGAGAAGAGTTTGAGTTCCTCCGGTTGCTACTGGCAAATATATTCCAGTGCCTGCATAAAGGCTCTTTGCTGCTGAAACGCCTCCTAGAGTTTCAATGGCTCCCGCGCCACTTGCGGCATCCGTTGCATCGTTAACATATATTTTTTTTGCAGCAGTTAATCCGCCAGCGGTATAAATTGAACCAGCAGAGCTTGTTGCTTCAGTCGTCGAATTTACATATACATTTGAAGCAGTAGTGATTCCGCCAGCGGTATAAATAGCTCCAGCAGAACTTGTTGCTGCTGTTGTCGAATTCACATAGATATTTGAAGCAGTAGCGATTCCGCCAACGGTATAAATAGCTCCAGCAGAGCTTGTTGCTTCAGTTGTCGAATTTACTGTAACTGAATCACCTGATGTTTTCGGGCTCAAAACTGTAGATGATCTAGACCATTGAGCATATTCGGAGATTTCGTTTACGGCGCCGACAATAGTTTTATTTGTTGTTGTAAATGAAGTATTTGAAGTATCTCCGAGCAAAATTGCTGTTGTAACATTTGGATCTTTTAATCCACTTGTTATCGTTAATGCTGAACTTAATGTTTTTGCGCCAGCAATCGTTTGAGCTGAATCATTAATGTGCCCGAAGGTTACTCCGCTTGCGGCCTCGACAAAGTGATCGGTCCACGTTATACCAGAAGAAATCGTCGAAAGATCGTCTACTCCAGTCAACAGCCTTGATTGAGGATCTATGTAACAATTACTTGTGTTTGAAACAGTAAAATATGGTGGAAGCTGAGTGTTTGTTATTGAAACAATGTTGTTTTCGGAACTCGATAGCATTTGCGTTGTGACATTGCTATTAAATATGCAATTGTCGATTCGACCAAAAGCATATGTGATAACTGTTGTTCCAAAATAACACTTTTCGGCTGCAGTAAAAAATACCGATCCGTAAACATCAGATCCCGATGTATATGGAAAATTAATTGTTCCGCCACTATGAATCGACGAAAAATAACAGCCATAAAGCGAAACTCTAAATTGAGATTCGTTATTTGATTCAGATGAATATGCGAAATTTCCGAGTAAATTAACGTTTTGGAGAGTTATGTAGGCATAGTGCATTGTGCTATTGCTTACATCTCCGATTAGGAAGTCACCTGTTATTGTCCACGATGATTTTTTATTAAAAGTAGACGACCCAAACGGTCCATCATTTGCATATTCGTTTTCGACGAGAAATGATAGGGCCGGAGAGGAAATAAGAGTTGAATATTCTTCTGGACGATTAAGGTTATAAGTTATGTTTCGATCTGTACCTCCCATGAGGCCTAAATAAACAGGGCCTCTCGCAATAAAATGGATAATTCTTGGTGTTATCGACCCAGGGAAGGTGATGTCTTCGTCATAAAACCCACTATAAACGTAGATCTTGTATGCGACATATTTATCGGTAGAAGATGAAACATCTAAAGCAGGGATTGCATTAATTGCGTCCATGATCGAAGTGTAAGGACTGTTTTGCGATCCGTTTTGAATCGTTCCTGTATATGAAATATCAACGAAAATAGTGTTAACTACTGAAGTCAAAGGCGCTTTATCGGAGTCAAGAGTATCAAGATCTGTTTTTAACTCATTGATTCCTCCAACGATTGTTTTATTTGTTGTTGTTAAAGAGGTATTCGATGAATCGCCGAGCAAAATAGAAGTTGTAACATTTGCGTCTTCGAGTCCTCCTGTGGCAATAATTGGAGCGCTGAAAGTTTTAATTCCAGTAATAGTTTCAGCGCCATCCAGATGGACAACATCATCGTCTAATCCACCAATAACCAAAGAATAGGTTATCTTTTTGCTAACTAGTTTCCCGGTCGTTGAGTCTGATTGAGAAATAACGAACAAATCCGTTGATTTTATTTCTGTTGCAGATTCAAGATTCGAGACAATCTTGCCATCTAGATTTGCCATATTTCATAACCTTATAGAGAATCTCGGTACCCACTGACAAAAATTGTCACAGCATCCGAAGAGGATGTAACGTGATAGTAAATCGCTCCAACGCTATTGCACGGGATCATAACTTCGCCAACCGTTGCTTTCGTGGCCACATCTCCTTGGACTGCCGCAATAGAAGGAGTCGTTGTGTCCGTCGCCAAGTAAACCGCGTCCGCCGCAGTGGCAGGAGTCAACGAGCATCGAACACGGACTTCAGTAGACCAAGCTGGGACACAATCTGTTAAGTCAACTGCTGTTGCGCTCGTCGATGCACCAGACGACAAGACAGAAACAGGAGAGGTGTAAACCATCGATCTTTCGAAAGAGTTACCGACTTGGAAAAACGGAGCCAAGCTACTAGAAATATAATAGATAGACCCAATCCTCTTAAAAACATCATAATTAGATGGAAGAGTTGGAGCATCGTCAGACAATGAAGCTAAAACAGCAGGATCTTGGGCCAAAGTAGAATCATTAATCACAAAAACGTGATACAAATTTGGTCCGGAAACTGTTCCAGTATCTAATCCATTGATCACTCCACTCTGGGTTAAATCCAACGTTAGCGCCGCATCCAAAGTGATATCATAATTGTTCAACGAATCTCTCGTTGTTCCGGCAGAAACCGTGATTTTTGACGAGGAAACATAGGCTAATTGCAATCCTGTAATATTAGGATAGACAAAATTGTAGGCTTGAACTCGAGGGCCAAGAGAATTTGACATTTTTTTCTCCTTATAGAGTTAGGCCTCTGAAAAGAGGCCTTTAAAATTCGACTTACCAAAACCGAATTCGGTTTTGCCTAAACCGAATCGGTTTTACCAAAACCGAATTCGGTTTTGATCTCTTTTATCTAATAGATTGGGAAACAGAGTTTCATTCCATATTCTGAGATTAGTTTTGCTCCGGTTATCCCGTCATAGACAAGACCTCTAAAGTCTTCTCCGTATTTGCAACCATACGTTAATCGAATGGCCGCTCCCGTTTCTTTGTCTACCTTATTCGACGTTGGAAAAGGCATTTGGTCAGGAAGATTTGGCATTGCCAAATAAAACGCGTCAGCGCAATAAATCAATCCAGCCATGTGTGTTCCAACAGCTTTGATTTGCATGCCCGAAACAATATTCATATTTATGTTTTGATTCGGGTTTTTTTGGCTACAAAGCGCGGGGTAAATATTAAGAGTAATAGTTCCGCCTGAGGTGGCCGATGCTGAGGTCGCTCTCATTTGGACTTTTGACGAGGACAAACCGTGCCCAGTCCATTGCAACGCTCTCAGTTTCGCTTCTCCGGAAACGTCGATAAAATATAAACTATCGTTTTCGTGGATGGCATCAGAGTCCGAAGAAGAGCCGGCTGAAGTGCAAACAATTTGAGTGATGTTCGCTCCAGTAGGATCATCCGTCGAAACGACTGTTAAGACTGTTCCCTCATTCCCAATCGTTCCTGCTTCATGAGTCCAGATTTGGTTTGAATTGAACCAATCACAGTTTGAGAACGTGCCAACATACCAGTCATTACTGATCTTTTCGTTTCGTTTTAGAGCGAATTCTGTCAATCCACTAGTAACGATTCCCGGTTGCCAAACATCAGGGAGAAATCCTTTTACTTTCCCCGTTGTCCCAAAGTTTCTGAATAGAGCAAGAGCTTGGGCGAGTTGACCATAGCTATTAATTTCATCCAAGGATTCGTTATAAAACCTATATGTGTCCGTAATAGCGTGTTTTGCTAAATTTCTCTCAATAGTAGCGCCAATTTCGGAAATGGCTGCTTCACCGAATTTTTCGATGTATTGCTCGGTCGTATAAACAAATTGAGTTGTATCGAACGCAAAAGAAGTGCTAATCGCAGTATCGATAGTCAAGGAATCATATAACATTGAGACCGGAGCGAACTGAGCAACGAGAGAGTCAACTGTTCTAGCTCTGAAAGGTCTTTCTATTTGTATCGTTGTTCCAAGGTTTGCGGGGAATTGCTCGAAATCTCTTAATTTCTTATTTGCCTGATCTAGGAAACAACATTGATTTTGCAACGATGCAAGGGATGCATCGTGATACGTTTGTACTGCATATAGTACGTTTTCTGGCACAATATTAGCCATTTTTACCACCTCTGTTAAAAGAGCTGATAATGACTATGCCGTGTTAGATTATTAAAAAAGCTCTCTAGCGTTTAAAGAGTTTTTTTCGCCAATCTTGGACGGACATCGAGCCACTACCGCTCAAACCGTTTGCTGATTGGTTAATTTGGGTCAAAGGTGGATTCGGATTTTTTTTCTTTAACGCTTCTTCATTCGCTTTTATTGCCTGGCTTAACGATGCCATTTCGGCCTGGACGAATCCAGGATTAATTAACGATTGCGTTTGAAACGCTGTCAATTTATTAACATCTTTACTTAATTCGTACAAAACATCTGCAGTGTTGTCAAAATTGTTCGCCCATTCTACCAAGTGTGGGAATTTCTCCAGACTCATGTTTCGTAGACGAATATCCATATCATTGTATTTTGATTTTGCCGCTTCGACTTTTTTTTCGAATTGGGTAAAAATTTGTTGCGCTTTAAATTCTTCTGTTTTGTTTTTTAAAACATCTTCAACTAACTTCGCAAGTTCTTCCTTTGTTTGACCAACTACATTTGAATTTTGCGCGGGAACATTTGAAGAAACTTGTTCTGGTTTCTTTAACTCTTCCATTAATTCTCTTCGAATCCGGTTTGAATTCGCGTTCATCATTTTTGCGACTTCATCACGAGAAAATTTCTTTTCTTCTTGATGTACTAGATTCGGTTCTGAACTTGGAAGACTTTCTGATGCATTAACAGAAACAGGAGCACTTACGCTTTCAGCGTTTGAACTTTGAGCACTTGAAGAAGAATCAACCGATTCAACCATTTCATCCATATTAACCTCTTGTTTTTATTCCGCATCAAAAAGATGGTAAATCTCGTTCTCTGTTGAGTTACAGGGAAATTTAAGTTTTTCCAACTAGTATCTCTGTATAAAATTGTTTAATTTTTGTACAGATATGTTATGTTTAAATTGCCCGTCTTTAAATGTCAAGCTTTTTTGGAATAAAACAGCCAATGTCTAGAAACAAAGACACAAAAAAAGGATTGGAAAAAGAGCAGGAAAAGCTAAAATCAATAAAAGAAAACATTGAGAATGCATACGATACGTTTTCAGACAATTATAAGCGGTGGCATCGTGGCAAATATTTCGCCATGGTTTCGTCTTTAAGCCCAGAAGAAAAAACAACTCTTCAACGTCTAAAAAAGCCTCCACTAGAATTCAATATTTCTGAGCCTTTTGTTAATCGCCAATTAGGCGAATTCTATCAGTCCGAGCCTTGTTTCTATGTCTCTTCAGTTGAAGATGAAGAGAAAATCAACCCAAAAATTTTAGATGTTGTTTCAGGAAATCTACGCCAAATAGAATTTGAATGCCGACAACGAGGCGTTCAACAAGAGGTTTTTAAGGACCAGGCTTTTGGCGGTTGGGGCGTGATGAAAGTCAGGACGGGCTATATTCATCCAAAAACGTTTCAACAACATATAATTCTAGAACGGCGAGAACCAACTATGTGTGGGTTCGATCCTTTTGCGAAAGAAATGACAAAAGGAGATGGAAGTTTTTGTTTCGAGATTTTTGTTCAAAGCAGAAAATTGTTTGAAGAAGAAAACCCAGATGTTAATTTGAGCGATGTTTCTTTTTCTAGGTCTAGAATCGAAGGGTTTAACTGGTCCTATAAAAACAACAAAGAAGAAATGATCAGCGTCGTCGATTATTATGAAAAAAGAAGAGAACGCACAAAATTTGTCTTATTAAGCACAAATCAAGCGTTAACCGAAGACGAGTATAAATTATTTATTGATACTTGGAATCAAAGCGGGTTTATTGAACCTCCTCCGGTTATAACAGATGAAAAAATTGATTTTCTAGAGACAATATATAGATATAGAGTGATAGAAAATCAGATAATTGAATCTGTAAAAACCGATTATACTGGATTACCTCTTGTCTTTTTTGACGGGTCATCTGCAATTGTAAAAAAACAGGATGAAGATGTTGCCCAATTCACCCGCTCAATGTTGCACAACACGCAAGATCTGCAAAGGCTAAAGAACTTTGCAGGGCAAACGCTCGCGTATGAACTCGAAAACATTAGTCAACAAAAGTTAAACGTTCCACTCGAAGCAATTCCGACGAACGCGTATAAGGATTTGTATACAGATGTTCAAAAAGCTTCAGTTTTGGTTTACAACCAATTTTTAAATGGAGATCCAAATGTAAGATTGGATCGTCCAGAAGTCATGCAAAGGCAAGCAATACTTCCTGAAGTGTCAAATACGTTTATTGTTTCTGATCAAATGATCCAAAACATTCTGGGGTCGTATGATGCGGCAATGGGGATAAACGGTAATGATGTAAGTGGAAGCGCAATCGCGCTCGGCACATCTCAATCAAACATGGCCTGTAAGACATATATTATTAATTTTATGCAAGGGTTAAACCGAATTGCAGAACTAATCGTTGGATTGATGCCGAAAATATATTTGAACAAGACTTCTGTAAAAATACGAAACAGCAAAGGAGATGCAGAAACTATCGATCTCAAAAAAGAAGAGATCGCTTTTAACTTCAAGCCTCGTCAATTAAAGGTAAATGTCGAAGCCGGAGTTAACTTCGAAATGCAGCAAAAGATGGCTCTTACAGCTTTAATTTCTATCGTTAAAGATCTTCCAAATTCTGAAATATCAAGATTCATTTGCGATCGAGGCACATTGTTCTTGCTCAACAATCTATCGATTAAAGATAAAGATCAATTGAAATCGGAATATGAACCGTGGAAGAAAGAACAAGATGAAATAGCTAGAAAACAAGCTCAAACACAACAAATGGCATTGCAGAATGATCCGAGTTATATCATCGCTCAAAATGATCGCGTGAGATTGCAAATCGAGGAAGAGAAAAACAGAGCAAGAAATCAACTCGATGCGGCAAAAATTATTATAGATAAAGAATCCGTTGATACGGACCGAATAAAGGCTATTTCCGGAATAAAAGAAAGCGAAAGGAAAGGCGTTCTTGCAATGCAGGAATCGGAAACTGACGATTTCGCGAAATCTGTAGATGTTGCGCTAAAAGTTAGTGATCACCTAAACAAAAAAGTCGAAGAAGAAGAACATGAATGGCAAAAAGAGGAGATGATTGATGGCTATTGATCCGAAATATATTCCATTAAATTATCTTCAAGAGTTCTTTGTCGACAAGAGTACAGGATTACCATTGGCAGGCGGATCTGTTGCTTTCTATAAAGACACATCGAGAACAGAACTAAAAGATATTTACACGATATCTGGTGATGGGACAAGTTATAGCTACGTTCAGCTTCCAAATCCTTGCCCTTTAGGAATTAATGGTGGATTCGTCGACAACACAGGCAATGATACTATGGTCTATGCCTATCCATATGACTCTGAAGGCGAAATAGAATTATATTTCTTAAGAGTACTCGACGAAGATGGGGCATTACAGTTTACTCGGCAAGGCGTTCCGAACATTTCGACAGAAACGGCGACTACAGATACTGAGTTCACAAATTATATTCCGAACGGACAGTTTTTGATTCACACAGACATCGTTGAAACTCCTACAAATGATGAAGGAGAAATAACGAACGCGATAACTGAGATCGCTCAGGGAGGATGGACGTTTGAACGGCCGTCTGCAAGTTCCGCAACGGACTTAGTTACTTTTGAACGCTATGCCAGCTATGTCGAAAATCCTTCCGGTTCTCCGAGATATTCTTGCAGAATTAGATGCACTAGCCCGAATTTAGGAGATTCATACAAAGGAATTAGGATTAAATTCGATGATGTAAACAAGTTTTCTTCTGTTTCAAAACAATTTACTTTCGCCTTTGCGGCAATATCCGAAACTGAAGGAACCGAATTAACAATAAACTTGATAAAGAACTATGGTACTGGGGGAAGTGACGAAACTTCAGAAGTTTTAGCCGTAAAGGCGTTAACAACAGAAATGGTCATCTATAATACTCAATTTATCTTCGGAGAAAATGAAGACAAAGTAATTGGGGAGGATGACGACGATTATCTTCAATTAGATATTGAAGTCCCACCAACATCTGTCGTCGACGTTTATTTGACGGATTTTATTCTGAGCGAAGGTGCTCTAACAATTTCAGCGTTCCCTGAAACTCCGAATTCGGAATTTTCATACCAATCAATTACTGCTCCTGTTCCGGCTCATGATGGATCGGATCTTTACTGTTCTTTGCGTCTTACTCCTAGCGGACTTGAGTGGGACCATTCAGACGTTGGTTCTGTAATGACTAAAAGTAGTTCGGAGGTCCCTGTCGGATATCTATTGGCAGATGGATCGACTTACGAGACAGAACAATATTCTTCCGATGGAATCCCGTATTCGAGATTACAATCCGTCTACTGGCTTTCTTCATTGAACCTTCCTTTATATGGGACTGGGTTAAATCGATTCACTGCCGCGTACCCCGACACCGGAACATTAGTGCCAGTAATCAACAATTCAGCTGGTGTTGTTACGGCAACAGCAGATGGATCTATTCCGACAGGGTTCACTTTTGCGACAATTCACAAAGGTGACGCTGGATACGATGTAAAAAGTTATCTAGTCGGAAACAGTACTTTTGTTATCGAACCAAATTATTCGTATGAACTAACGCAAAGTTCGGCTGGGACGACTCCTTTCACGGTAACAAGCATCCAACATGGATACACTCCTTCTGGTCAATATAAGACCGCAGTTGTGGCTTGCGCGACCGGAAGCGTCGCATCGCTTTCCGGAGAAAAGACAATCGATGGAATTTTAACCTCTACGTCTCGTGTTTTGCTCGTCAACCAATCATCGTCGAAAACAAACGGTATTTATGTTACGAGTTCTGGGTCGTGGACAAGAGCATCGGATGCAGACACAGAAGCTGAATTGCTGGCCTGCATTGTTCCAGTTAGCTCTGGAGAAACGTATGGAGGAAAAACATTTTACAACACAGATGAGTCCATTACAGTCGGAACAACGGGGATACATTTTTCCTTATATTCAGGGACTGCTATCGGAGCGAAAGAAATAACTCAAGTTCAATGCTCGGCGGCTTCCGAATTAAGCGCCGGGGAATATATGTTATTTTATTCTTATGATCCCGCGACAAATACGGTAATAAAATATTACATATGGATAAAAATAGACGGAGTCGGAACTGATCCGGCCGTTTCAGGAGCGACTGGAATTGAACTCGATTTATTATCAACCGATTCTGCGTCGACGAATGCTGCCAAATTTGTTTGGGCAATAAATGGATTCAATGTAACAACGATAACGGTAACTGCTGGAAGCGCGATTACCGCCGGGTCTTATTTTTTAGTTCACTCTACTGACACCAATTTTTATGTGTTGATGACTGTAAATGGAGTCGGAACTGATCCAGAAATCTCGGGCTATATTAAGATTTTATGCCCTATCCTATCGACTGATACTGCAAACGGAGTTGCTCTAAAATTGCAGACCGCAATTAATTCAAAATATTTCGCAGTGCCGAAATACAACGGAATGTTCTTGCGAGGAGTTGATAATGGAGCTGGAATTGATGTTGACGCTGGCTCTCGATACTCGATGGTCACTGGGATCTATGGAGATCAAGTAGGAACGTCTCAACTTGACGCGTTGAAAGCGCATACGCATTGGCTCGCGAACGGAGATCATCCAGAAGATACAAGATCAATTTTTGGAGCGAATAGCGCAATTGGGTCAAGTTACACTGTTAGTACTACTACCCCGTGGTCTGCGGGTGTAGTTCCGCTCGTCGAAATCACTGGAAACAGCGAACAAGCCTATCCAATAAACATGAGTGTACAATTTTTGATCAAATATTGAAGGTGAGATATGTCATTTGTAATGTTAACGGACACTGGTGGTCGAAACACGTTTGCGACTCCTTTCAACTGCAAAAAGTATTCGACAACTCTTTCTTTGGGAATTGCTCAAACAATTACTGTCCCCGCTGAATATAGCAGATATATTGCGATTTTCGCTTTTGAGCCCGGTGCAATGGTTTGGGTTGCAGATAATGAAACGGCCGCAGTCCCTGGATCTTCTTTTGCGGAGACAACCTCGTTTCTGAATCCTGTTGCAAAATTAGTAAAAGGCGAAGATGTTTTGAGCCTGATAACGAATAGCGATTCCGCTGAAGTTGGAGTCAGTTTCTATGACATTCCATAACGAAAATTTTCAGGAAACTCCGACAGAAGGATTAACGCAAAGTGTCTTTCACTATAAAGACTCAGGATCTTCTGTGTTCTTGACTCCATTTTTTCTAAAAGGTATTGGATCAGAGGGCAACGAATATGCCTTAAGCGATTCCGAAACATATTTTTTATGCATGGCTAAGGAAGACGTATGACAGTTGAAGGTAAATTATTTTCGCAATTAACTGAGGCCACAAACATTTCCGGATCTCTTGGAGTCGTTGAAAACGCATCAACAGGTTTAGGGAAGAAATTCACATATTCGAATGATTCGACCTTTGCGTCGTCAACAGACGCTATGGTTTCGACGTCTTTAGCTGTCTCAACTGCTTTGGCAGGGAAATCTGATGCAATAACTCCCTCTGAGAATCTGATCTACTACGTTAGTGCGGTTTGCGGTGACGATTCAACTGGAGATGGATCATATGCGAAACCGTTTGCAACGTTAATGCATACCATGAGCATGATTACAGATTCCGGAAAAAGTAAATGGTATACCATTCAACTGTTATCTGATATCAATGAAGATAACGGTCCTCTACTTGTAAAACCGTTTGTTTGGATCTTTGGTCAACAAATCTATAAAACTGAAGTTAACATTTACGATGGAATTAAACCTTCGTCTGGCCACACTGTCACTTCATTAAATGGATTCAAAAACATTTCCTTTAGTGACAATGTCTTGTGGGAGCTTCCCGTTGCAACCGAATCGGTTTACAACACTGTTATTTTCGAGAATTGTACTTTTTTTAATCTGCTTACAGCAGAAGGAAGAGATAGTTCAATAGGTGATTACGTAAGGTTGTATAATTGTGGATTCTCCAATTCAGTCGAACTCTCGAACGTTGTTTGCATCGCTCGTAGTTGCGAATTCGAATTGGACGTTTCGTTTGTTGACACCGAAACAACGAACAACAAGGCTCAAATAGAACTTTCAAACAGCGTTATAGAAGTAAGCGTTACTGTTGATAATGCCACGGTAAGTTTAAGAGACATTACATATCCAACGGACCCGGAAGGATTAGATAATTTCACATCTTTAAATACATGTACCATTTCCTCGTTCAGAGGATTGCCAGCAACAACTGCATGCAATTTTTCGTCCGGATCGACAATTCATTATTATGACAATGCAACAATGATTAGATACGGGTCAACGAACGTTGATTCAGCTCTCGACGATTTATATTCCCAAATTGCTGGAGTTGTTAATCAATTCTCGAGCGATGGCAAAGCATTCTATGTCGCTAAATTCGGTGACGATCTCGCCGAACAGCACTATTACACCCTAGATCAAGGGATTATCTCGTCTTCTTCAGATTTTCCAACAACAGCGGAGGTTGCCGACGGCGACTGTTATATGGTCGCAATCTACCAAACTGTCACTGACAATGACTCGTCAAAAACGAACACAGGACAGACCTTTAGCGGACCGGTTCAAATCGCGTGGTACGCGAAAGATTCCAAATGGATAGAAAGAAATGGATTAACTCCGGAAACCTGCCTTTGTTCTATTGGCGCAGCTCAGTACATTGCGAATTATCTATATCAATACTACGCAAAAGAATATTGCATTATATGCCTTGATTCGAGTTCTTATTATTTCGAATCGTACGAAGAAACTTATGTTTCTGTTTTTGCGCCGTTAGCGACGTTCCATATCTACGGTTATTATTATTTCAAGCCGAACACTGGAATTATGTCGATCGACAAACTCTATTCGTATAGTTCGAATGGGTTCTACGGAATGTCGACGGCGGCTTCACATTTATATGTGAATTTTGCCCAACTTTCGAGCTCGAGTTATAGCGGATTGTTCTTCAAATCCGGATCTGGAGAATTCCATTTGCATGCAAATAAGATTGATGGACAGAGTACAGCGAATCAGGTTATTTCGTGCCTGCAATCCGGTGGAGATGCTTTCTACGTTTACGCAAACAAAATCATAGGGACAATCTATTCGCTCGGCGATTCAATCTACGTCAACACATTAGATTTGACCGATATCGTCCAGAATCCTTTGCTCGGAAGCATATACATTAACGGTCCTGCCGGGAAATGGTATAAAAAAGATGAGAGGCCTGCTTTAACTCCGCAATGGTTTGAATTCGCGCAAACATCTAGTATTTCTAATGTTTCTTTCAACTTTTCAGCTGAAAGCATTAACGTGTCGACAGGAGAAAAGGCAAGAGTTATTTGTCGAACAGCTTTAGATTCGTCCGGCGATCTCGGCAATGTAATGTATGCAATAGAGCAAGGCTCTCAAACTTTCGCGGGAAAAGTAAGAATATACAAAGACCCCGAAAATACAGTGCATTATTATATTTTGTTCATCGCTACATCGTATAATTTGATCGAGGCCGATACGACGAGCGGGACAGGATTGAACATTGTTAATGTTTGGAATTCTTGCGGGACAGGAACTGATCCGTCAGGTGTATCGACATACACATTATTGTACGACTCGTCTACCGATTCAGGAGCTATGCCGGTAACCGGAACGCTAGCCGGACCGATTTCAGATGTGACTGTGTATTTTGATTTCGTGCGAGGAGAAGGAAAGACGTGCACAATGACGTGTAGAGGATTCGATTCGACTGGGAATGGTACGGCAGCAGCAATTTCGTGCTCAAGTCTTGTCCCTGAAATTCTTCGCCCTTCAATCGCTGTCAACGGGATTTTTCAATTGAAATCCAACAACTCGTCATATAGTAGTAATCTCAGCATATGCACGATTGATACCTCCGGAAATCTTGTAATGAAGCCGGTAGCCTCGACAACATATACGATCACGTCAGGATATGCGGTGAATGTACCGTCATTTACAATGACTTGGCAATTGCCGTTTTAACTGCATGGAGGGGTTCCCGAGCGGCCAAAGGGGACAGACTGTAAATCTGTTGGCGTTGCCTTCGTAGGTTCAAATCCTACTCCCTCCACCATTGAGGAGCGGCTGAGCTCCACTATTCCTTTTGTGTAGCGCAAAACATAATCCACACTCCACAAAAAACGCTTAAAAAAAAGAAGAGATCAAACACTGCTTTTTGACCTCTTCTTGCGCATTTGCGCGCCGGAGATACTTTTTGCGCGCGAACAAAGATTACTGACTCTGACTTTTGTTATCAAATGTTCCACGTGAAACATCAGAAATATCTTTTTGCATTCTCTTGTCCAAAATTTTTTGAATTTCTTCGATAATTCCGATAGATACTCTTTGATTGAACAGGTTTTCTGATTCTTCTAACAAGAAGAGGCATGATTTAATAGAAGAATAATCTCTTACAATATCGACTAAATCGATTCCGTTACTCAACGAAAGAACTTGCTCTATTTGTAGATGCAGATCTTTTTCTTCTGTTGCAGACAATCTTTCTTTCAGAGAATCAAGAGTTTTCACTTTTAACACAGAGTTATCACTCTTTATTGTTTTTCTATTTTCAAATAAAAGCTGAAACTTTTTAACTACATAGTTTCTTCTTGTCTCATCAAAAAAATTCAGAGCTCTTTTTATACTAAACTCACAAGAAACTACATTGCTCACTTGTTTCAATATATTATAAAGATATAATGAGTCATCGATAGATAAGGCTCCGTCAACGATCTTTATAGCAATAGGTTCTTCTTCTTTTTGTCTTACCCATATATCCGAAATTAAATCATTAAATTGTTTAAAAGAATAAAGCAAAATCATTTCTTTTCTCCTATCTTTTCTGTTTTCTAAACTCTTAGTTTAGTTTGGCGATATTATCTAAAAATCTAGAATTTATAACTTTTTGAATTTCATCTCGAACACGAAGAAAAACATAAGAAACAAAATCATTCGGAGATTCTGTTGTTTCATAAAAACAAGAAACAATGTTAGCGTTTTTGCTGACAAGATCTACTAATCTTATTCCTTCGTCGAGAGATATTGGTTTCTCTATTTTTAATACGACATTCATATTTGAACTTTGTTTTATTTTTTTCGAAATCTCGTCGAAATCTCGAGAGAAAAGAAACAATTCTTTTTTGCTTATCCCAGATTGATCTCTCTTGCTAAATATTCTTTGAATTTCTTTTAAAACATTTGTTCTTCTGTTTGCGTCAAATAAGTTTCTTGCCATTTTTGTCTTAAACTTCAAAGAGACAATCCGAGCAATTTGTTTTGAAAGCGCCAACAAATTTATTGTGTCTTGGATAGAGAGTTCTCCAACGATTTCAATTTCTATCTTTTCGTCAGACTCGCTTTCTTTTACTAATTTCTCCGAAAGAAAACAGAGCTCATCACTTTTATATAGCAATAGCATTTTTTTGCCTCTTATTATTATTATAAAAAATAAAAACTAATCATCCCCTAAAAAAATGGAGATAAAATACACGACGACAATAATTAGACATAGAGGATGAATCGCCGCGAAGGAAAAAAATATTCCGGCAATTAATCCGTAATAGAAAAGTAATGAAATTGTTTCAGAAAAAGATGACTTTCTGTTTTTGTTTTCCATTTTTAATACGTTCCAAACTTAAAATTAAAACTTCTCTATATTACTAAATCCTTTGTCAAGTCGCAATCTATTCGACAATTTTTCTGCTAATTCGTCTGTTCTTTTGTTATTGTTCCAATTAAACCCTTGAACGATCTTGTTAACTAGTGCCGAATCAATTGCCATTTCTAATGTGTCTGCAATGTCATCGTGAGAATGCGAATTGGTAAGGGTAATTCTTATCATATGTTCAATGCACATTTCGGCGTGCTTTGCATATTTGTGAATACTGATTAGTTTCTTTTTTATAAACGGCTGCATTGCAAGAAAACGAGTGACTTTTGAATTTTGTTTGTGAACGATTGGTAGAACAATTAATCCTTGAACCTTGCCAAGTACTGAAAGTAATGTAACTCCAGTTGATGCTTTTTCGATGCAGGCGGCGACGGGAGGGCAAGGACTGCGTTTGATCCTGAAAGTACAAGCTGATGAATAGAAGGACCAAAAATATTTTTCTAAATCACAAGGCTCAACCGCAATTTCCATGCAATCGATCCACACCAGGCCGTAAACGTCTGTTTCAATATTATTTTGAATAATTTTGTGGACGCCCCAAAGAGAAAAAACTGTTTTGTCGTTGAATGTTTTTGCTGTCTCGGCTGTGTCGCAAGTTATGAATGTAAATTCTATATTTTCAGGGAATTTGTCGATAAATAAGAAATCTTCTTTCTTGAAAATAGAACCGCCGACAGGAATTGGCTCTTGTTGCATTTGAGACCAAAAAACAAAATCATTTACTTTTTTTTCTATTTCTAATCTTTCGGCAGGGTAGAGATCGGGGTCAAATGAGTTTCCAGCGTCATCCAATGCCTTTATTTTTATGTGTTCCCATTTTTGCCCGTCTCCTCCTTTTAAAAGAAACCCAGCAAGATCGTCTTCGTGAACTCTCTGACCGATGAAAACAATGGGTATTTTCATGTTAGGGACTCGTGTCTTTAGAGTGGTATTATAAATCTCAATTGAGTGCCGCCTGACCGGTTCGCTCAAGATTTCTCCAGGCTTATGAGCGTCATCAATTATTAGCGCTCCTGTTGGTCTTTCTTGTAAGGGGATGCCAACGTCTAATCCTACGATTGTGCTATCAAGTCCCGCCGCAAAAATTTTGCCTCCATAATTCGTTTCAAATGACTTTCCTTTCGAAATCTTTGGATTGACTCGCACCCCGAAAAGCTCTTCGTAATAAGGCAAAGACATGATATCCTTTATCATTCGAGTTTTTGTTAGCGCTAAATCCATTGATATTGAAACGTAACTAAAATTTGAATCAGGGAATTGTGAAAGAACCCAGGTGATCCAAAAAACGACATCCGTGCTTTTCCCCGAACGTGGAGGAACATTAATGACTACTCGAGGCAGTAGTCCTTGCGTGACCTTGGTAAGTGTCCTGGATATTATTATTGTATGACTTTCTCTTCCGACCGGACGAGAAATTGTAAATTCTCTGTTCGTGTATAATTTATAGAAGAGTTGGGTGTACTTTAAAAGAGATCCCCATAGTTCTTTTTTTATTTCGTTTTTTTCTTCCTTCGCATTTGGCAAATAAATCATTTTTATTTTGATACATATTTGAAAATTGAGTCAAAAAAATTCTCAGAATAAGGAAGACAAATAACTTTCACCGAATCTTCTTCTGCGTAAACCTTTTGAAGAACATGGAAGACAATGTCTTTATCATTTTCAAAAAAAATTCCTTGCAGGGCGTCTTCCAGCGGCTTTAGCATGTTGGAGCTATCCGGTTTAACCATAGGTAGATTGTACTTTGGTTTCTTCGGCCTTTTTATAAAAAAGGTCACGCAGAGGATAATAGGTCCTTCTATCATTTTTTTATTTGATTCTTTTAGATACCGTTTTGCGTAGAAGGACAAAAGACGCTGATACCACTTTACGGTTTTTGATGAATATGCGGCACCGGTTTTCCGATTGAAAGAGATTTCTCTTTTCGGAAGAGGTCTCAATTTGAACACAAATTCGAGTTCAAATTGGGACGTCGTCATCGACAAACTCTACTGATATTTCTTTTTTTGCGTAATTTTTTGTGCGACCTGTTCCAGAATATTCGTCATTCAATTCCCATTCGAATGTTAAATCTTTTCCAACCAATTCATCTGTATCGTCGAAAGATTTTAACCCGACTGCCTTGCAGAGTTTACTCAGAATTTTTTTGGAAATTTGAACTGTGGCAGGATTTTCATTAACGATGTTAAATCGTTCCACCACGAATCTTCCTTTATAATTTCCATCGATGATCTCGATGTTGACTTGTAGGTATTCTCCAGGATTCCGAGAACAAACTTTGATTTCCGCACTGCTTATCCTCCCATTATAAACTCCGGAAGGGAGGTTCGAGTCAGTCACGTCGAAATGATATCTCATACTTTATCCTCTGCATTTATTCTAGATTTCAAAACAACACTTGGTCGAAAATAGATTTTTTTCTTTTTTGGCAAAAGCAAACGTTTCCCTTTCAAAATTACAGATCGTTCCTTCATTTCTCTAATGGAAAAAGCGCCAAAACCTCTTAAAAAAACTTCGTTTCCAAGAGATATTTTTTCGAAAACTTTTGCTAAAAATATATCTAAGTACTCTGTAAAAAAAAGTCTTTTCACTTTTTTTTGAGAATGTTCACAAACTTCGTCTATTGTTTCGCTAATTAATTGCGATTTTGTTACTCTCATTTGTTTTTGCCCTTAAATACTCTAATATTTTTCTTGCTTCTTCTTCGCCTAAATCTGATAGAGCGTCGACTTCAGCTTTTTCGATCCATTTCTGAACAATTTCATCAGGAACGTTTAAACTTTTTACTAGGCTATTTATTTCTGCCAAATCTTTAGTAGACACAAAATGATAAGGCTTGGTTTCTCGAAGCAAATATTCTTTTTCGAATTTCTCAGAAAAAAGAGAAAAGTCAATAGGAATAATTTCTCCTCTTTCAAAATTTTCGAATCGGCTCCCTTCAACAACGGCAGTGTAGTCCTTTTGAGTTTTCAAAATCAAGTCAAACAAATAGTCTTGTTTCTTCCAGCAATCAAATGTCTCTCCGATTTTTGCCATTCTATCATCGAATTTTTCCTTGATGTGAGAGGTCAAAATCACGTTCATGTCGAGACGAAGAAGGAGAAGAGTAAGGACCTTCATTTTCTTGTTTGTGTCAGCAAAAGGCTTCCCGAATGCATTCGGATTTGTTTTCTTTGCAGTTTCGGGGCTTAATTTCTTTGTCATTTCTGAGTTTAAGACGTTTTCGTATATTGTTGTAATTGGGTCAATAATTAATGTTTTGTAATCGTGTTTTTCGGAGATGAGCGATTTAACTTCAATAATTAAATCATCGTATGATGAGGTTTGATACCTAACCCCATCTCTATCTTCTAATGCCTTCCTATATTTCGGACATTCTGATCCTCGTTCTGTGTCGATCAAGTACGGTTTTGGAAAATTAAGGCTGAAAAGAGTTTTTCCGCTCTTTGCAGGGCCAAAAATAAACAATTTCAATCGTCTTTCAACATCTGCAGGCTTTTTTGCACGCAACATACATATCACTCCTTTTGCTTGTTATTCAAATGCATTTCAATCCAAAATTTTGATTCGATTTCTTTTTTCGCTGTTTCGAATTGATCTGGGTTCTTTTTCAAATATCTGTATCGAATTCCATTCGCCCACTCTTTTTGTTTTAAACTTCCAATTAATTCCGGCAATTTAAGCTCGAGAGACTGTTGTTTTATTTTTTCTTTTTCGGCGAAAGAAATTCTTTTTGCCTTATTCCTCTTCGACTCTATCGTTCCAACTTTTTTTATCTCTTTTGTCACTCCGGTTGAGGATATTGTTATTAGATATTTGTCTAAATATCCTTGGTATTTGTCGCTTTTTTTCAAAACGGTAAATTCCATTTGCCACCTCAAAACAAAAGAAAACATTGAGAACTCAAAGCATTCTATCCGTTTTTATTTGAAAGTCAAGCATGAATATATGCGATTTAACCATCCGAGTAAAAATTGTCGATTGTGAGGTTCTGTTGCGATTCTTCGATAACGATCAGTCAACAGACAAAGATAAATATAGGAGAGAGGGTTCTCCTTGCAGGAATTTATGGTTGCCATAGTCTTCGCCCCTATTATCCCATCAGAGTCTAATCCGCAAGCAGGGAGCAGGACTAAGCATGCCTTCTGCAAAAGAAGGTTGGCCGTATAGGCACCCATGTTTACAGCACATGAAAAGCATAAAAAACCAAGTTTTTTGGGGAATTTTTCATAGTTATTTTTCTCCCAAAACTCTTCGAAATAAATCTTTTTTGCGTTTTCGCGCGTCAGGCAAATGATCTCATTTTCTGGCATGTCTCTTTTATAGTACGTGCCGAGGAATCTCTTGGAGAGCCCGAACTTCGTAGGCCCTCCAGCATCTCCTTCTATTTTGCAGAAGATTCCTTCCTGTTCCATAAGAAGAGCGAAGGCGTTTTCAAAAAACGAAGAGTAGACCACCATTATCGATTCCCTTTTGTTTCCGAGTCAGATTCCGAGTCCGAACTTAAATTGAATGTCGAATTGAAAATAGTTGGATCTAATTCGTCCCGACGAATTACTACGTCGATCGGAGCGTCGAATTGAATTTTAACCTGTGATCCTTGGATAGATTTTACTGTTATCTTGATGGTGTCATCAATCCAAATTGATTGTCCTACCTTTCTTCCTAATGTTAACCCCATGTTTGTCTTCCTTTTAAAAATGAAGCATTTTCCTTGAATGCCAAAGCATTCGCAACGGTTTTTTAAAAAAAGCAGGGAAACAGTTTCTCTTTTTTAAAAAGGGATATACCATTCTTTAAATAGGTGCGAAAAGCCTGTGGATAACTTTTTATTCTAGTTTAAGCCTTAAAACATAATGATTCTTTGACAATACAAGGAGAAGCCTGTGGATAACTTTTGTTTTTCTGTGGATAACCCTGTGGATAACTCTGTTTTAAATAGGGGCGAAGAAAAAATAGAATGGGTGCAAAACAAAGAGGTAAATAGGGGGCGAAAGCAAATAAAGTTTGGCCTGCTCTTGCATCTATATCATACAGAAAAAGATCCGATAAAAAAGAAAGAAACGACAAGAGATCTGGCCAAGAAATTTGGTAACGTAGAATCGGTAAGAAGTGCAATAAAGCGGTTAAAGGCGGAGAAATTAATTCAGGTTTTAGAGTCAAAAAAAGGCAGAAACGGCTATACAGTTTTAGGAGTAACTATTGAAGGGAAAGAGTTTCTGATTGATCGATTAGAAGAGGAAAATAAAATAGGGGCGAAACCCACTCTATTTAGTAATTTAGATTTTATATATAAAAAGAAAACTAATAAAAGAAAAGATGAAAGAGCAAACGAGGAAACTCCAGCTTGGGACAGAATACGATTCGACCGTTTAATGCAATATGGGTTTAAGAAGGTTCATGTTCAGCAATTGAAGCACTCTCGGTTGACCCCAGACCAGATTCAAGAATCCATTAATGCCTTTTCCTTCGATCTTGTACGAGGAAACAAACTAAGCAAAATTAGGGGCGGAGAAAAAGGAGTCCTTCGATATTTTATGGGAATTCTTATGAGATCTCGTGTATATTGTCCATCTGAAGATTTTTTGTTAGAGAAAGAACGCGTTTCTGGCGATTATTTTTCTTTGGGCAATGCAGACGCCAATTCTCTGTAAAAAAATCGAACCTTGATCGTCCTGGATGCCGTATGATTTATTTTTTATGGGGTTTCTATGTTTAAAAAGCTGTTAAGCCTGATTTCGAGAATAAGTTTTTTCGCGCGTAGATCGGAAAAACAAAAATCGGAGATAAAAGAACTCAACTCGATAAAAAAATGCGCCGGCAAACTCCAACTCGAATTAGTAGATATAATCAACAATCTTGAAAAACTGAAAAAACTAATAAAAAGCGCGGCGCAAGATGTTTGCGAAAAATAAAGAAGATTTATGAAATTTGATTTTATAACTTTAAAAATGAGATGCGGCCATAAAGAGAAAATTGCGTTTCGTCCCAATTTATTTAACACGAAAGAGGATGTCATTGATACAGCAAAAAGGGCAATATGTTTTGAGTGCGAACGGAAATTAAAGGCCGTTCCTCTTCTTGTAACCGATTTTATCATAACTAGAAAACACAGACTTGTTCGATATTTCGAGGCATTAAAACCGATAATTATATTATAGATAATTCTCCGTCAAAAAGGAAAAAACATCATGGAATCTAAATGGATACCTTTCAGAGAATTTAAGCCGTTTGATGCCGAATTTCTTGCTTTTCCTTCGCATTTTTTTAAGCCTAAAGATCCTTGCCATTTCGTCCATAACCCAAATATCATAACGAGCGTTTTTCGCTGGAGATCAATATCAGAGGATGTATTACCAGATTTAGAAAAAATTGAAGAATGCCCTTTTCGCGCGCAAAAAAACAGAGATCTTCTGAAAGATATCTGTTTTGTTTTAAATGTTGAATGGATCAACGGAGAAATCTTTGTATCTGGTCTAATGAGACCAACCGATTATGATTTTATTGGTTTTCAATTTTTAGTTCCAAAGGTTTTTGTCGGAGAGTTCAAAAACATTAAAGATTTCTCCGAACACTATACAGAGTTTTTAAGAGAGTTTCTTGACGTTTTTTGCGTCTGTTTTGAAGACAAGTCTTTATTTGAAAATCGAGTGAAAATCGCTTCCAATGAAATAATGATCAAAATTTTATCTATGCTGAACGAAATAGAACGGAAGGAGAAAGAACATGGAAATGAAATGGGCTCCTAACTTCAATGGTAGGACCGATTTTACATATATCTTTGCGCCTTATTGGTGTTTTAAAACTCCAGAGGAAACGAACTGACCTTTCTGGGAAAATTTTGTAGGTGTTTTTGAAAAAAACAAATATGGGAATTCATAATTTAAGCCTTGACGTTTCAACTGTTCCTTTTCTGTTTTTTTGGGCAGATAGTGAAGAAAAAGATCTAAAAATAAAAGCACGATGGCAAATAAATCCATTGTGTGCTTTCGAGGAGGTTCCGAAAGGATCAGAAACAGACACAAGTCAATTACAGACTTGTTTCTTTCTATGGTACTCAGAAGATCTTTCTTCTATGGATTTACCCAAAAAGACCACTTACCAATCACAAAAGTCCGCCAAATCGACTTTGTTTGAAAAACTATATGGAACAGATGGGTTCCAAGACGAGATAGGCCCTGAAATTCGGTTGGCCGAAAAAAAAGACGGAACAATTTATGTCTCATTATCGCTTGCAAGCCGTTTTTTTCGTTGGTTTGAAGTCGCGCCCGAGTCATTGCTTATCGGTTTTTTCAGAAACAAAGAAATATTCGAAAAACAACTTATTAATTTCATTCTGTTCTTTGTGGAAAGATATAAAAAAAGACATAAAGACAAAGATGTGCTTCTTTTAGAAAAATATAAAAAATACGCTTTTTTGCCTTACTTTATAGAAAAATTAGAAAAACAAACTCTTTGCTCGTACGAAAAATACAGGAAAAATAGAATAAGAACTATCTTTAAAAAGATTTTAACTTTCTTCAGATTCCTCCGGTTTTCATGGATAAAGTCTCTCTAGCATGTTTAAATGCTTTTTTCAGATCGCATAGCGGGAAAAAACGACCTACCTTTGTTTTGACGAATACGGTTGTATCATTGTCATTTGAGTTTTTGTAAAGTTCTTTCTCCAAATAAACGATCCAGCCTAATGTACTTTGGATCCCTTGATCAATGTTTTCTTTTTCAAACGCTAAAACTATTTCAATAGATTTTTCTTCGTTCTCAGGAAGACATACATGAAGACCTATCATCTCCCCTTCAAAGAGAAAGGTTTTTGGTATTGTTTTTATCCGAAGGCCTTCTGATTCGAATGACGGGATTTCTTTTAAAACAGAAACAGGATCAAAGATCTGTTTTAGAAGCTTTTCTTCTTTTTTTCCTTTAAGCCATTCCTTTCCAAACAGCCTTTTATCATATTCTTGTAGGCCTTTTACCTTTTCAATGAATTCCATCCGAACTTCGTTCATGAGCTTTTGATCAGGTTTAATTTTAGAGAGGGCTGATTCTTGCGCTTCTTTCGCTTCTTTAAGCCTCTGTTCCTCCGTTTTTATAACGCGTTTTTCGAATAATGATTTGATTTTTTCTAACATATATATTCCTATTCTACATTATTTTTTTTCGAGAGATGGATAACAAAAAATTGTTGAATTGTTCTTCGGTTGGCATGCCAAACTTTGAGATTGGCATAGTAAAGTCCTGACCTCTATTATTGTTATACAAAGAAAGGATTTCACTCAAAATCGCAGAAAAAAGAAAAACAAAATGTTCATGCCTAGTTACAATTACGAATTGTTGTTCCGGGTCATCACTTTCTTCAAGTACATTATGGCCATCTCTTTCTTCATCGAAAAACCCTTTGTTAACAGCGACCTTTTTTGCTCTTTTCAAAGAGGTTCCAATGCGAAGTGTTTTAAAGGCATTTTTACCAACCTGTTGGCTTGTCTTTATTTGAAAGACTAAAACGTTTTTTCCTTCTTTTCTCACGAATTCTTCAAGATAGATTACACATAGTTTTAAAAGATTGTTTTTTTCTATCTCTATAAGACCTAGCGAGTCCCGCTCTATTTCCTTAAACAGGAAATTATACAAAAAATTGGAAAAGGCTCCTTTGTCTGTAAAAAAAGTATCGTCCAGCAGAAACCGATTCCATAACTCATATGATCTATCAATTTTATCTTCTAAAGACTCTAATTCACCCTCAAACTGAAAATCTAAAACTTTATACATTTTATTCTCCATGTCTCTTTCGTAACGATCTCAGAATATTCCGATTCCATTGACGACGCAACGATTTAATGAAATAATTTGTCGTTATTGTTTTAAAAAATGGAGAAAAATATGGAACAAAGCTTGGAACAGAATCAAAATAATGTTGTTTCCAACGAGCAACAAAGTCAATCTCCTAATATGGGAGAGAATGCGACTCTATATTTCAAATACCCTGATATTGAGTCCCAAAGTCAATCTCCAACATATCTTCCGGAAGACGAGAAAACTAAAATTCGAAACGCTCTAGAAATGCAAATCCGAGTAGAGTCCCCTAATGGAACTATTCTAGGGAAAAAAGATGACAAAAATTATTTCGTTTGCTTTAATGACGAAAGCGTTCAATCTTTGATAGTTGAAGCAAAGGCAACGTTAATGGATGATGTCTTTATCCGATTTTCGGCGCTTGCGCAACGGTATACGGTTTCAAAACAATCGATCAAAAATTGGTACGAAAGAATTTTGAAACATATCCCAGATCTTTTTGTTCGGATCGGAAAAACTAAATTTATATCGGTAAAAAAACTTCGCGAATTGGAAAAATCTTTGATGGCTCAATTTAACGAAGATGTTAAAAACTCAAAAGTGTAATAAAAAGGCCAGGAGAGATGATCTCACAGAGAGACTCTCTCCGAAATTTATCGAGAGAAAAAAATGAAATGTCCTGTCTGTGACGGCAAAGGAAAACTATATAGCGAGTGCGCTCGCGCAAGATTGTGCCCAAAGTGCAACGGAAAAAAAGAAATAGAAGAAGTTATTACCTTCTACGAAAAAACTCATAAGCCAAAAACTGCTCTCGACGAATCTGTGCCGGAAATGAAAAGCGTTTTTGAAAAATTGTTGAAGGAAATGGATGAGCGGGGAATTGATCGATATCGATAGTCACGTTTTTTTGACAGACTCAGAGCGATGCCTTTGTCAGAAAATTGTCGACAAAGGTTGTTCTCCGGTTTCAGCCGGAAAAATGCTCGGACTCGAAGCGGATACCGTAAAAAAAGCGATGGAAAATCCGCGAGTTAACAACTATATTTTCGAATTAAAACGAAATGCCGCTGAAGCGGCTGAAATCACATATGAATGGAAAATTCTTAAATTAAAAGAAATCATTAACATTGCAATGCCACAGGATATTTCAGAAATCGGAATGACAGGAAATCTTGTTATTCGCGCGATCGAAGAACTCAACAAAATGCAAGGCGATTACGCCGCCGAAAAGAAATTGAATGTAAACGCGTCCTTGAATCTATCTCCATGCATGTTGCATGTTAAAGAGGCCTTGGAAGAGCTGAAAAACAAGAAAGAGTTCTAAATGTTTATCGCCTTTTTCAACCACCGCAAAAGCAATGGCTTTACACTTTTTAACGTCCCCATTCCAAGCAACAAATAGATTATATTTAACGAGTCTTCGCTATCTATTTGAGTGAAATTCGATCCGAAAAAACTATTGCAAAACGGGATAATGAGCAAATTAAAGCATAGAGATAGCGAGCATATCCATCCTAGTATGCCCCACCATCCTGTCATGAGCAAACTCTTTGTCGATAGAATCATTTCTGTTAATTCAATCTCTTTCGCCTGAAGATCTGTATTCACCTTTTCCAATAGCTCTGTTTTATCGATCTTGTTCCCTTCGCTTTCAACCGAGTTGATCAATTTTTGTACAGTTGACACAACGCCTGCGGGTTGAGTGCTTAAAAGAATGGACGCGATTTTCTGGAAAAATCCCACGATAAATTTCAACCTTTCTTTTGGAAAAAAAAGAGCAAGAAGAAATGTGTTATTTTAACAGATTATTTAATCTTTTAAATTTTTCCGTATGACAATTTTTTGCTTAAAATAAAAAAGATCGTCAAACTTGCATTTTAAGATTTCTAATATCTTTTCCGCTTTTTCTACCGTCAAATTAGCTTGTTTTTTAGAAAAAGTCGATTTTCTAAAAGGAAAAAAGGAGGACTTCGCGATAGATATCCTTTTTTTGTCAAAAAAAGACAAATCTCGATATTTCGAGATAAACGTTTCAACGCTGTAATCCAAATCGATTAGTCTCTTTTTGAATTTTTTGTCGTCTAAAAAAATTTGGTTTACTATTTTGAAGAATTCCATTTATTTCCTTTTCCAAAAGCTGGATTTTTTTAAAAACACAAGCCATTTCTTTCGCGAGCTCAATTCTTCGCGGGTCGATGTCAAAAAGCATATTCATAACTGATTTCCTTTGCAAGCTCGTCACGCAAAATCTCAAATTTGAATTCGATTTCCCAATCAACATCCTTCTCTAATAGTCGAAAAATTTCCGATTTTTCTTCTTCTTCTATTTTCTTTCTTTCGATATATTTTTGCATTAACGCGGAGAGATTTCGCTCGCTCTTGTGAAAAGATATTGTGTTTGAAAACAACCATTCCTTTCTCAGGATCTTTTTCGTTTCTTCGGGAATCTCGGCATATGTCCGATACATTTCGCATACGTTTTGCATTGTTTCACGAAATAAAACAGTTCCTAGAATTTTTAACATAAAATCCTCCATTTTTATTGCTCAATCTTCGCTATCTTGCCCTTTCATCACATATATCCTGAACCATTTTTCTTTTCCATGGATATTGATTCGCCTCCAACAACCAACTATTTTTCCTTCTTTTGTTCGAGCAATTATCTCATGACCAGATGTGGCCTTGACTATAAATTCTATATCTTTGTTCCTGTAGGTGGCCGATGAATAAAATTCTTGCCCTGATTTTGATCCTACTACTTCTATTCTATACATGTTTCCTCCTTGTCTCCTTGCTGAGTTAGTTCCCGAATGACCTGTCATCGTCTTGCTCTTGAGAGAGCAAGAGTTGATTGAGTTCCTCCATCTCTTCTTTCGTGTAATAACAAAGATTGTCCAGTTCTTCCCATACTTTGAATAATTCGTCCATTTTTTCCTCTCCATGCGTAAAAAAGACAACTAATTATATGTTCTTACGTTTCGTCTTTCAATCCATTTTTTTACATCTTCTATGTCATATCTAATGGATTTTCCAATCCTTTTATAGTTCGGTACCTTCCCTTCTTTCCTATATCTTCGAAGAGTTACGGCCGATTTCTTTATCATTTTAGCAAAGTCAACTTCTTTTATTAGTTCCATGATTTTCTCCTACATGTTCTCTTCGTATTGCGCGATTGTGTAAAAAATTATGTTTCTAAAGACGTTTTCTAACTTTTTTATTTGCTCTGTTTTTTCGGAAATTTCGCCGAACAAAGAAAGAACAAACTTTTCTATTTGATCATAATTGTCCGATGCGATCGATCTCGCTATTTCCTTAATTTCTTCGTCTTCGTCCGCAGATAAATCGCAAATTTTTTCCCAGACATCTTTTGAAAGAGATGCATCAATGCATTCATGGTACCAACGGGCTTTAAGCATTTCAGAGACGCAAAAAATAAACGTTAATTTTTTTGTCTTTGTAGAAAGTTTTTCGCCGAATATTCTTTGCCTTTCTTCATTGTTGTTCGCTGATGCCCGGCCATACGCTTCTATTGCAGAATGATTCTCTTCGTTTTCTTTTTCATCTTTTAAAGCTTGAATTATTTCTGGAGTCATTTCTTTTTTTTCAATTCTACTGAGGATTTCAACGACCGTTTCCTTTATTGATTTATTTTCATTTTTCAATAAAAAAAGCAATTTTTCTGTAATTTCTTTTCCCGAAAAAAATCTCAACGCTCTTATCGCTCTCTCTTTCTCGAATTTTTCTGATGTATCGCATTGATTTAATACATTTTTTAGTATTTTTTTTGTCAAAAAACGTGACGGAAATTTTTCGACACATGCTAAAATGTGTTCATTTGATTCTTTGTTGTTTTTCTCGGCGATTTGGTCTACTAAATCGGCATATGGTAATTTTTCAAAGTCTTCATAGTGGCAATTAACAATATATTTCAAGACTATATTGTGTTCTTCTGCATTGTTACTTTTTGAAAAGTTCACTAACTCACAGAACACGCTCATTTTTATCTCCTATTCGCTAAATATGAAAAATTGTTTTTATCGCTTTTCGTTCGGCTTTATTCATTCTTCTCTAAAATGCGGCGTCGCCCAAATTATTTTGTCAAAATTGACTTTTCTCCCATCCAAGCGCTCTTTCATTCTTTTTTGTTGAGCTTTTAGCTTGATTTTTTTTAAAGCTTCTTTTGCATCACTTCTAACCCATTCATGTTTGTCTTTAGAAAGCTTAATCAGAACTTGAATGACTTCAGGAGTAGCTGCTTTCTCTCCTAAGTTTCCTAAAGCTTCTGTTGCATCACTTCTCACCCATGCAGTTTCATCTCCACAGAACTTAATCAGAGTTTGAATGACTTCTGGTGTTGCTGCTTTCCCTCCTAAGCGTCCTAAAGCCCGTACAGCATATCCTCTGATCCCTTCATCCTCGTCTTCGCAGAGCTTAATCAGAGCTTGAATAACTTCAGGAGTTGCTGCTTTCCCTCCTAGGTTTCCCAAAGAACACGTGGCACTTTTTCTCACCCATTCATCCTGATCTCCAGTCAGTTTCACCAGAACTTGAATAACCTCAGGAGTTGCTTTCTCTCCTAAGTTTCCCAAAGCCCAAAAGGCATATCCTCTGAACAATTCATCCTCGTCTTCGCAGAGCTTAATCAGAGCTTGAACTACCTCTGGTGTAGCTGCTTTCTCTCCTAGGTTTCCCAAAGCCCTTGCAGCATTCTCCTTTGTTTGTTTGTCTGAGCTTTCGCAATCTTTTAAAAGTTCGCTAATTGGTTTCATTTTTCTCTCCTAAGTATCCTAAAGATTCTGTTGCATTCCATCTAACCCATTCATCTTTGTCTCCCGAGAGCTTAATCAGAACTTGAATCACCTCAGGTGTGGCTTTTTCGCCTAATTCTCCTAAAGCCCACGCCGAGCTTCCTCTAACCAATCTACCCTTATCTCCCGAGAGTTTAACCAGAGTTTGAATGACTTCAGGAGTTGTTGCTTTCTCTCCTAAAATTCCCAAAGCATCTACAGCAAATTTTCTCACCCATTCATACTGATCTTCAGCGAGTTTAATCAGAGCTTGAATCACCTCAGGAGTAGCTGCTTTCTCTCCTAAGTTTCCTAAAGCCCAAGCGGAATATCTTCTCGCCGACCTATCCTCGTCTCCCGAAAGTTTCACCAGAGCTTGAATGACTTCAGGTGTAGCTGCTTTTTCTCCTAACTCTCCTAAAGCTAGCGCGGATTCGATTCGCTCTGATCTGTCCATGCTTTCGCAAGCTTTTAAAAGTTCGTTAATTGTTTTCATTTTTCTCTCCTAAGTATCCTAAAGATCCTGTTGCGTTGCTTCTAATCCATTCATCCTTGTCTTCTGAAAGTTTAATCAGAGCTTGAATAACCTCAGGTGTGGCTTTTTCGCCTAAGTTCCCTAAAGCCCACGCGGCACTTTTTCTCACCCATTCATCTTGGTCTCCAGATAGTTTAATCAGAGCTTGAATTACCTCAGGAGTTGCCGCTTTTTCGCCTAAGTTCCCTAAAGCCCACGCGGCACTTTTTCTCACCCATTCATCTTGGTCTCCAGATAGTTTAATCAGAGTTTGAATTACCTCAGGAGTTGCCGCTTTTTCGCCTAAGTTCCCTAAAGCAAATGCGGCACTTTTTCTCACCCATTCATCTTGGTCTCCAGATAGTTTAATCAGAGTTTGAATTACCTCAGGAATAGTTTGAATTACTTCAGGTATGGCTTTCTTTCCTAGGTTCCCTAAAGCAAATGCAGAATTTTCTCTGACGAATTAATTTTGATCTCCAGCGAGTTTAATCAGAACTTGAATCACTTCAGGAGTTGCGGCTTTTTCTCCTAAGCGTCCTAAAGCTCCTGTTGCGTGGCTTTGAACCCATCCATTATAGTCTCCAGTCAGTTTCACCAGAGTTTGAATGACTTCAGGAGTCGCTGCTTTTTCTCCTAAGTGCCCTAAAGCCAATGCGGAAACTGTTCGAACACATGCATCTTTGTCTTTAGAAAGCTTAATCAGAGCTTGAATAACTTCGGGTGTGGCCGCTTTTTCTCCTATCGTTGCAAGTGTCCACGCGGCTTTCCACTTTATTTTTTTGTCTGAGCTTTCGCAAGCTTTTAAAAGCTCGTTTAATCTCTCGCTAATTGTTTTCATTTTTCCACTCCTAAATATTCCAAAGCTTCTGTTGCAACTCTTCTCACCCATCCTTTCTGGTCTTCCGATAGCTTAATCAGAGCTTGAATAACCTCAGGTGTGGCTTTTTCTCCTAAGTTCCCTAAAGCAAATGCGGTTCTTTCTCTGACGAAGTAATTTTGATCTCCAGCGAGTTTAATCAGAACTTGAATCACCTCAGGAGTTGCAGCTTTTTCTCCTAAGTGTCCTAAAGCTCCTGTTGCGTGGCTTTGAACCCATCCATTATAGTCTCCAGTCAGTTTAACCAGAGTTTGAATGACTTCAGGTGTTGCTGCTTTTTCTCCTAAGAGTCCTAAAGCTAATGCGGCAATTGTTCTCACACATGCATCTTTGTCTTTAGATTGCTTAATCAGAGCTTGAATCACTTCAGGTGTGGCCGCTTTCTCTCCTATCATTCCAAGTGTCCACGCGGCTTTCCACTTTATTTTTTTGTCTGAGCTTTCGCAATTTTTTAAAAGTTCGTTTAATATCTCGATAATTTCCATTTTTTTCTCCTAAATTTAATTTTACAAGATCAATTGTATTGCTTCTTCCCCCAATCGTCTCAAAGCGAACATGGCTTTTATTTGAATTCTGTCGGAGTTTTGATCTTCGCAGAGCTTAATCAGAGCTTGAACTACCTCTGGTGTAGCTGCTTTCTCTCCTAATCTCCCTAAATTCCGCACAGCATTTCTGCGTTTTATACCACTTTTGCTTTCGCAATTTTTTAAAATCTCGTTAATTGTTTTCATTTTTCTCTCCTAAATTTTCTAAAGCATCCGCGGCACTTTTTCTAACCCATTCATCTTTGTCTCCCGAAAGTTTAATCAGAACTTGAATCACCTCAGGAGTTGCGGCTTTTTCTCCTAATCTCCCTAAAGCCCACGCGGACTCGCTTCTAACCCATTCATCTTGGTCTCCCGATAGTTTCACCAGAACTTGAATCACTTCAGGAGTTGCGGCTTTTTCTCCTAATCTCCCTAAAGCCCACGCGGACTCGCTTCTAACCAATTCATCCTTGTCTTCGGAAAGTTTAATTAGAGTTTGAATCACCTCAGGAGTTGCAGCTTTTTCTCTAAAGTGTCCTAAAGCTTCTGCGGAATTTGTTCGAACTTTTTCATCTTTGTCTCCCGAAAGTTTAATCAGAGTTTGAATCACCTCAGGAGTTGCAGCTTTTTCTCCTAAGTGTTCAAATGCCCATGTAGCTTTTTCTCTGACGATTTTATTCCGGTCTCCCGAGAGCTTAATCAGAACTTGAATCACTTCAGGTGTGGTCGCTTTTTCTCCTAAGTCTCCTAAAGCTTCTGCAGCACTTCCTCTAGCTTTTTTGTTCTTGTGTTCAGCGAGTTTGCTCAGAATTCGAATCACCTCTTGTGTTGTTGCTTTTTCTACCAATTTCGCCAAAGCTTCTGCTGCAGAAGAAATTACGAGAGCAGATTCAGTATCGTCTTCGCATCGCATAATCAGAGCTTGAATCACCTCAGGTGTGGCTTTCTCTCCTAATCTCCCTAAAGCTCGCGCAGCGTGGATTCGAACGTAGAAGTCTTCAAAGTCTTGATCTTCCGAGAGCTTAATCAGAATTTGAATAACCTCAGGAGTAGCTGATTCTTTTGCTAAGTTTTCTATTGCTTTCGCAGCTTTAATCCGAGCTGATCTGTCCCCTCTTTCGAATCTTTCAATGTTTCTTTCTAATGTTTTTTGAACGTTCATGATATCTCTCCATTTTTCTGATTAATCACATTCAGTCAACGATCACATAGTATCACGTATGATCACGTTTGCAATAGTTGACGCATGTTTTTTTGAACTGATAGAGAGATATGTGTTGACTTTAAAAAGAAACGCGCTTCTGTTTCTGTAATTAAGGTTTCACGTGGAACACACCGTTGATTAGCTTTCACTACTCTTGACACGTCAAAGTTATGCGCTATAATTCATTTGTTTTTTTTACACAGAAAAAACGAAAGTCAGGTAAAGAGCGTATTCAAAACTGAAGACGCTCTTTTTTTAGCAGAAGGAAAAAGTATGTCGAGAAAGGTCTTTTCTTCCTTTATTTGCAGAGTTGTTGACTTTTTCTTGGCTGTTTATTTTGGGGCCTGCTTGTTAGGGATTTCGATTTTTGGTTTTGACATTTTTTTAAAAACGCTTTCTGCTTTTTTTTAAAAAGATCAGTCTGAAAGCAATCTAGCAAGAATAGTCTTCGCACTCGTTTCTGTCGCTTTTCCAGAAGATCTTCCTAATCTTGCCAGTATTTCAGCTAGCTTGTCAGCTCTAGAAGGACTAACAGCTGCGCGCGCAACATAATCAGACATTTTCGGTCCGATCTCGCCGAGTCCGAGTGCGAGCAGAGATGCAGCGCTCGTCGGAGTTAATCCACTTGTTAGCCCTGAGGCCGCTCCGGCTCCTGCCAAAATTTTTCCAAGTTTGCTACCGATTACTCTGTTGTACAGACTATGTGCTTGCGTGAGTTTCGAGCTCGCGATATCTTGCATTTCTTTGATCGCTGCTAGACTTTTTGGGGCGACAAGATCGAGCATCTCTTTCTCTGCGAGACGCCCAGGCCGGCGCAAAAGACCGGTTAGTGTTGTATTCTCTGGAGAGCCGAGAGCGAGATATTCAAGATTTTGGCGCAGTTTCGGATTCGCTGTTTTAAAAATTTCTTTGATTGAAGATCTTTCCTTCGGATTTTTAAACGCGCTCAAAAATCTTGGCAATGTCACGTCTTGAGTGACCGGCCCTTCTTTCTCTTCTGTTATTGCTCTTATTGCTCTAGAGCCTCTGTAAGGATTGATGTATTTGTCGAAGTATTCTTGATTTAACGCTCTGAATTTTTCTCCGAACCCTTTCTCTGGCACATATGTATCTAATGTGTCAGAGATATCTGATCCTAGTTTTTTTAACATATAGTTTATTTTTTGTATCTTGTCTCGACTGTTCGGATCTTTTGCTGAAATATAACGTCTTTCAGCCGATAGCTGTTTGTGAAGCTCATGAGCGCTTTCCAAGGTCGGAGTCTTCAAATATTTGTGCAATCTTGTTTTGGTTTCTAAAGGCAAATCTTTTGTTAAGTCAGAACCTAGATCGCTGTAGACTCGTTTCTTTGCCGTCAATTCAGAAAGAGTGTCTTTTGGGATTATCTTTTGTAGCTTTTCTGGAGATACTCCACGGAACATTTTGGACAAACTCTCGTCATATTTTGTTGTTTCTTGCATCAGATCACTTCCGAGCGTATTGCTTATCATTTCTTTTTTTTTCAACTCAGGAGTGAAGATCTCGTTATATCTTTTTCCGAATTCTTCTCTTGTGTTCTTGCCGGCTTCAGCTACAAATCCTTTCGATTCTTTTAAAACGTCTTCTTGTGTTCCGCTGTAATTTTTATACAACGACTGAGCTTTTTCCGCGATTAGTTTTAACGGACTGTTCTTTAAAGCGCCCAAAACTGCTCCTCCAACTCCGCCCGCAACTCTTAACGGAGCTTCAATTGCCGCAGAGC